AATTGCATTAGTACATTTATATGCACAGGGGTTTACAGATGAAGAATTAGTTGATTTTTCTTTAGAATTAACTACACCATCTGTTATTTATGAACAAGAAAAAGTAGAATTATTTACTTCTAAAACTACGGTAGCTCAAACAATGATTGACAATAAAATCTTTAGTAAAGATTGGGTATATGAAAATATATATGGTTTATCCCCAGATGAATATACTGATCAAAAAGAAGCAATGCTTGATGATGCTATGGATAAATTTAGATTATCTCAAATAGAAAATGAAGGAAATGATCCTGTAGAATCAGGTATATCATATGGTACTCCTCATGACTTAGCTTCATTATATGGAAATAAAAGAGATAAAGCAGTAGGACCAGCTCAAGTACCTACAGGATATGATGAAAAACAACCAGGAAGACCTACAGAACGTCCACAAAATTATGGTTCTGATAGAAGTAATTTTAGTAGAGATCCTCTAGGTAAAAAAGGTTTATCACCAGAAAAACCAGAAAAATCAACAGATATTAATAAAGTTTCTACATTTGAAGCTGCTAATATTAAAAAATCTCTTCAAAAATTTCGTAATAAAAAACAAATTTTAAAAGAAGAAGAAGAAAACGGACTTTTAAGTGAAAAAAATATTAAGTCTCAAGAATAACTTTATATTTATATATAGATAAATTGCAATTTATAATGAAAGTAAAACATTCTAAGTATAAGAATACTGGAATCTTATTTGAACTCCTTACAAGGCAGTTAACAGCTGATACTATAGCTGGAAATAATCCAAAAGCCTTAGTAATCATTAAAAAATATTTTAGTGGTGATTCTACTTTATTAAAAGAATATAAAATATATCATACTTTTATAGGAAAAAAATTTAAAGAAGAATCAAACGCTACTATGTTGATTAATACTTTAATAGAAGCACATGGAAGATTAAATAAAAGCCGGTTAAGAAGAGAAAAATATAATTTAATTAAAGAAATTAAAGAAACATATGATGTAAATAATTTTTTTAAATCTAAAATTTCAAATTATAAAATAATGGCATCTATTTTTAATCTACTTGAAAATAAAGATGCATCCCCTTTATCCATAGTTAATTCAAAAGTAACATTACTTGAACATATTACAGGTAAATCAATAAAAGATAAACCTAAAAAAAATATCGTAATGGAAGACTATGCAAAGTATGATAAAGATACAAGATTACTTACTTATAAAGTTTTACTTGAAAAATTTAATGAAAAATATAGTAATTTAGGAGAAAATCAGAAAAAATTATTAAAAGAATATGTTAATAGTGTTACTAATAGTCCTTCTCTTAAATCTTTTATTAATAAAGAAATTAAGTCTGTTAAAAAACAACTTACAAAATATTCTAAACAAGTTGAAGATAAAGTTGTAACTATAAAACTTAAAGAAACTAGAGACATGATTAAACCATTATGTAAAAAATCATCAGTTAATGATGATAATGTTATTAATTTACTTAATTATTATGAATTAACAAATGAATTAAAAACAATCCATGGTTAATCTTATTGACATATATAATATAAAAGAATCTACTTTTAATGAAGTAAAATCAACAAGAGATCCTGCTAGAGGAAATAAAGCTAAAAATAGAGAAAAAGATTTTAAATTAGTTAGTGGAGAACCAGATCCAGAAACAGGAAAAATATCTTCTAAAGTAATACGTAAACCTTCTTTATCTAATATGGTTAAAGATTTAGAAGCAGAAATTCAAGATTTTATAACAATAGTAGAAGATAAACCTGAAGATGTAGTATTATATAATATTTCTGAAGAATTAAAAGAAATATATAATACTTTTAGAACACATATAAGAAAAAAATACCCAGAAGAATATAAAAAAGTACAAGAAGCCAATACATTAGCTAGTGCAGGATCCGGACTTAGTTTTACTGCTGGTAAGGGAGATGCTTATGCTACTCCTTTTGCCTTTGGAGATAATAAAAGAAAAAAAAGAAAGGGCTATATGGGCTATAAAGAAGTATAAAATATGCTATTACAAGAATACAGACAATTTAAAGTAGATAAACTATTAGTAGAACGTTCTATTAAAGAGAATAAACCACTAATGGTATCTGGTATTATTCAAAGAGCAGAAGCTAAAAACCAAAATGGTAGAATTTATCCTAAAGATATTTTAGAAAGGGAAATTAAAAAATATGCTGAAGGACCAGTAAAAGAAAGAAGAGCAATGGGTGAATTAGATCATCCAGAAAGTTCAGTAATTAATCTACAAAATGTATCTCATAATATTGTAGAAGTAAAAATGAAAGGAAATGATGTATATGGAAAAGTTGAAATTTTATCTACTCCAGCGGGAAATATTCTTAAAGAATTATTCAGAAATGGAATTACTGTTGGTATTTCTTCTCGTGGAATGGGTTCTGTAAAAGAAAATATGTCTGAAGGAACAGTTGAAGTACAAGATGATTTTGAATTACTTTGTTTTGATTTTGTTTCTACTCCTTCAACACATGGTGCCTTTATGACTCCAACAGGTCTTAATGAAGGTAAAATAAATATACCTGAATATAAATACACTAACGTAAATAATATAATTCGCGATATAATTTGTGATAATACGGGTGTATGTAAATGTTAAATTAGTGAACAATTAATTGTTCATAACCGTAAAATTTCTATAAAAATATTTGGGTGAGTTAAAATCCCTTCATATGTATCGTAAACAATAAAGGTTACAATAATATATAAAATCTCATGAGAGACTAAACTACATATATATAAAGCTTAAGGGGACAATTTCCTGATTCCCTTATATTTCAATTAAAACGAGTATTAACTAAAACAAAAAAAATGAGAAAATTGATTTTAAGTTTAGCTTTAGGACTGCTTACAGTTGCTGGAGTAAACGCACAGGAAAAAGGTAACTGGTACATTGGTACTGGTGACATTGCTAACAAAGCATGGACTGAGTGGTCCGTAAGCCCAACAGTAGGGTATGGTTTAACTGATAACCTAATGGTAGGTTTGAATGTTTCACAAGCTGATTCTACTGCTGATGTTGCTCTTGATTTACATGCAAGATACTTCTGGAAAGGATACTTTGCATATGTAGCAACTACTGGTTTAAACACTGACAATATTTCTGTTGGTGCAGGTAAAATGTTTACGTTTCACAAAGGCGTATTTGTAGATCCAAAAGTGGTTTATGACGCAACGGCTAAGACAACTAATTTACAATTAGGAGTAGGTCTTAAATTTTAATTATTAACTAAAAAATCATTAATCATGGAAAAAGTATTTTCAACAGTAAATGGATTTTTAGGAGGATTAGGTAAGCTATTTATGGCTTTTATCCCCGTAACAATTCTTTGGTACATCTTAACAGGTGGAACCGTATTTGGAATGGATGTAGTTGCAAATCTTACTGCTCTAATCACTGGATTAGGTAATGGTGGATTTGTAGGACTAATAGTATTAGTTCTTGTTGCATCTTTCTTTATGAAAAAGTAAGTTATAATTTATATGACCAATTAAGGCGCCTATGGCGCCTTTTTTGGTCTTTCTTCTTTTATTATATGTATATGAGAAACATACGGATTTTCTAATAAACCGTCCCTGATTAGTATATAACCCTTTATTAAGGTTCCTAATAACCTTATTTCCCGTATAATTTATTAACGAGACTCGAAAGAGAAAATTTAAAACTTAAACAAATGGCAAAGGACATTTTAAAAGAGGCTATCGCTGACGCTAAAGCTGTTCGTGAAGTAGCACTTGCAAATGCTAAAGCTGCATTGGAAGAAGCTTTTACACCAAAACTTCAATCTATGCTATCTGCTAAACTATCTGAAGATTTAGATGAAGGCATGTATGACGAGGACGATATGGACGAAGGTATGCATGACGAAGATGATATGGATGAAGGACATGGAGGAATGATGCATGGAAAAATGATGCATGGAGGAATGTATGACGAAGACGATATGGATGAAGGCATGCATGACGAAGATGACATGGATGAAGCTTATCACGATGAAGATGACATGGATGAAGGTATGCATGACGAAGACGATATGGACGAAGGTATGCATGACGAAGATGACATGGATGAAGAAGTAGATTTGGAAGAACTATTAAACGAATTAGAATTAGAAGAAGAAGAAGTCTTAGACGAAAAAGAAGATGAAATTGAAGAAGCTGTAGGTTATCCTAACTATCGAGCAGACCAAATACAAAAAGTCAAAGCAGACGCTACTGACGTTAATCAAGGTCTAAACGAAAATGAGGAATTTGACTTAGATGCTCTTCTCAATGAAATCAACAATTTAGAAGAAGGACATTGTTATGATGAAGACGGCAAACCAATGCCTGAAGCTCATTGTTACGAAGAAAATGTTAAAGAAGGAATGCATGACGAAGATGATAAAGATAAAAAAGAAGGCATGCATGATGAGGATGACAAAGATAAAAAAGAAGGCATGCATGATGAGGATGACAAAGACAAAATGAAAGAATCTGTAAATGGATGTAAAAATGTACGTAACAAATTAAATGAGGTTCAAGCAGCATATAATGCTGTTAGATCAGAACTTAATGAAGTTAACCTTTTAAACTCTAAATTATTATATGTTAATAGAATTTTTAAAGCTAACAATTTAGACGATTCTCAAAAACTACGTGTTGTTGAGACATTAGATAAAGCAGATAGTGTTAAAGAAGCTAAATTAATATATGAAACTATTAAAGATACTTTTAATGTTGCTAAATCAAAGAAAGCATCTTTTAAAACAAAAGCGACTACTTTAAAAGAAGGTATTGGAATGGCTTCTAAAGCGGCAGGTATATCTACCGGTCCTAAAAAAGAAATTATTTCAGAATCAACTAATATGGTAAATCGTTTCCAAAAATTAGCAAATATTAAAATAAACGAATAATTAACCCTTAAAGAATTTACAAAAAATGGACACAGTAAATCATTTACTAGAAGGTGCAAGCCCTTACCAAGTAATGCAGGACCAAGCTGGCAAATTAGCCAACAAATGGGACAGATCAGGACTTTTGGAAGGAATTGAATCTTCTACAGAAAAAAACAACATGTCTATTCTTCTTGAAAACCAAGCTAAACAATTAGTTAACGAGGCTAACGCTTTAGGTACTGCAGGTACTGGTCAGTCTGTAACTAATGGAGCTAATTCAGAAGCATGGGCAGGTGTAGCTCTTCCATTAGTACGAAGAGTATTTGGTGAAATCGTTGCTAAAGATTTAGTATCGGTACAACCAATGAATTTACCAGCTGGATTAATCTTTTATTTAGATTTCCAATATGGTACAGAAAGAGCAGGACAAGCAAGTGGTGAATCACTTTATGGTGCTACTCCAGATCTTAAGAGAACGGATGGAGCATTTAATA